TGGTTTGATTATGAAGCCCTTGCCCATTTGGGCGGGGGTTTTTGTTTACAGGTATTTATAAATAGATATGTTCAAATTCATCAAAGGAACGACCGCGACAATTATCTGCACTCTTAAGGAGAAGCAGACTATTGAAAGCCCCTATTATTTATTTGTGTTTACGAATAGGGGAACGAATGATGTGGTGACTTTTATAAAGGACTATCTGCATGACGTATCCACAAATAAAGATAGATGGAATGAGTTTACTATCCCAGTTAATACGTATTTTGCAAACCATAAGGAGGGTTGGTGGCGCTATGATATATATGAGCAGACGAGCGCCGTAAATGTGAACCCTGCGGGGTTGGGGTTATTAGAGAGCGGATTGATGTTTTTGGACGACAATACAAACATAAGCTACACGCAATATTCACAGGACGTTAAATTCAAAATGTACGATGCATCCTAATATAAGTTTTATAAAATTCGCAGATGTAAAGCTGCCTGAGATGGTTGAGCTACCCGGCAAAGGGTATGTGCAATTCGGTGAAGATAATCTTTACCCTAATATGCTTTTAGAAAAGCTGAATAAAAGCAGTAAGCATAACGGGATTGTTTTGGGAAAGGTTAATTACATAATTGGCAATGGCATATCGTATAAAGACAACAGCCAGCAGGAGTTAGTACCTAATAAGAATGAAACGATAAATGATTTACTCAAAAAGGTTTCTACGGATATTGAGATTTTTGGCGGTGTGTATCTTGAGCTGCATTATAACGCTTTGGGCAATGTTGGCGCGGTGTATCATGTGCCTTATCATAAAGTGCGCACGAATAAAGACAATACTCAATACTACATTAAAGACTGGACGCAATCAACAAGAACGCAACCTGAAATTGTAGCAGCTTATAATCCGGCGGTGAAAGAGGGCAAGCAGATTTTGTTTTATAAAGAATACAGACCCGGATTAGAGGTGTATTCTTATCCGGGTTATATTGGTGCACTCAACTGGATCGAGATCGATATTGAGCTTTCTAAATACCATTTAAGCACTATTAAAAATGGTATGTTCAGCAGTAAGCTAATTAATTTCAACGAGGGTAAGCCTTCACCTGAAGAACAGCAGGTTGTTGAAACGAAATTTAAAAAGAAATTCACGGGAAGCGAAAATGCGGGCGGGATTGTTTTATCATTTAGTGATGATCCTGCAAAGGCTCCGACCGTTCTCGATTTATCGAATACCGACCTTGACAAGCATTTCGACATTCTTAATAAGACAACCGAGCAGCAGATATTTGTGGGGCATCAGGTTACAAGCCCTATTTTATTTGGTATTAAGTCTGAGGGGCAATTAGGCGGGCGTACTGAGATGCGCGACAGCTTCGAAATTTTTAAGACGACATACGTAAATGATAAGCAAAGAGCCTTAGAGGTTTTATTTACTGAGATTAGCGATTTGTTCGGGATGCAGGGCGAAATGGTAATTGCTCCGATCGAGCCTATTTCTTTTGAGTTTAGCGAAGCTACTATAAAAGAATTTGCACCTAAGGCATGGATATTGGAGAAGCTGGGTATTGATTTAACAAAGTATCCTGAAGCTGCACAGCCGAATGTGCAACCGATAGGGGCGCAACCTTCTGCACAGGTTAATGAGAATCTTAAAAACCTTACCGGGCGGCAATGGCAGGGGGTGAATCGTATTATCCGCAATTTTGAGAAAGGCAGAATTAATAAAGAGCAGGCGAAACTTTTACTTAAATCTTCATTAGGTTTGTCTGATGACGAAATAAACGTAATGCTTTCCATCGACAATGATATGGAGTTTAGCGCTCAGGATCATGATGAGCTTTTGTTAGCGGAATTTGCAACGCATGGTGAAAGTAAAGATAATTATAATGTAATTGCATCCCGCGCCCGTTATAACTTTCAGGAAGAGCTAACACAGGTCGAAGTAAACATTCTCGATCTTATCAAAAAGGATAAGAGAATTACGCCTCAGGTTATCGGTCGCGCGTTAAAAATGCCTATTGAGGAGGTTGAAGATATTATAGCAAATTTATTGGAGGGCGGTTTGATTGTGGCGGCGGTTAAAAAAGTAGGCATTGATGAAATCATAGAGCGCACCATGCCGGAGCCGTTAAGCGATCTTACAGATAAAAAGCCGCGCACCTTAGAGCAAAAAATAATGTATAGTTATGAGGTAAAGCCGGGAGTAGGTGAGCCTATAATACCTACTACAAGAGATTTCTGTAAGAGAATAATAAAAATGAATAAATTTTATTCGCGTGCTGATATTGAAACTATTAGTATGAGACTGGGATATAGTGTTTGGGATAGACGTGGAGGTTGGTGGGGCAATTCTCCGTCATGCCGACATATATGGGTGCAAAATTTCGTTATTCGTAAAAAATAAAAAATGAGAGATACTTTATTTATAAGCCCTGAGAATATTTATGAGCGGACGCAAATCCACTCAAACATAGATAGCAAAATGATCGTGCCTGAGATAAAGGTTTGTCAGGATATGTATATTTTGCCTTTATTAGGCTCAGGATTGTACGAACGCTTACAGGTAGGTATTGAGAGCAATAATCTAACAGCAGACGAAATAACGCTCCTTAAAAGCTATGTGAGGGACTGCCTTATTTATTACGTGGTTGCGGAGCTTACTGATACCCTGACGCATCAATATTGGAATAAGGGCGTACTTAAAAAAACGAACGAAGGCAGCGAAAATGTCAGTATGAGCGAACTTATTGACTTAAAGAATAAGTTCAAAAGCCGCGCGGAATATTACGGTCAAAGGTTGGTAAAGTATTTAGTTGAGGAGAGCAATAATGCAAAGTTCCCTTTATATATCAATCCGGGAAGCCGTGCAGATACGGTAGTTCCAAAGCGTGATGCATACTTCCCGGGTATTTATTTGGGAATGCCTTACGATGAATTTAAGAACTGCGAGGACTGTCAAAAACCATTCAAAAATGTATAGTAAAAAGACTATCAAAAAATTAAAAGATTATTTCGCAAAGCATGACAAGAAACCAAATAGCAATACAACTAAAAAAGATAGCAACCGACCACCGGCAGATAAGAACGGCAAAGGTGGTAAATGCTGACTATTTCCTGCATAATGAGGTAAAGGATGTTACCTATCCGGCGGTGTTCATGACTATGGGTAATAGTGCAACGGAGGGGAAAATAAAGACGCATACGGTGCAGGTAACGGTAGCGGACATTGTTTTGCACACAACGGAGCTTGAGGTACAAAGCGACATGGAGCAGGTGGCGAATGATTTGCTGGGGCAAATAGGATGGGATAAGCAGCCGTGGCGGTTTACCAGATCCACGACCTTTGAATTTTTTGAAGATAAGTTTGAGGACATTGTAGCGGGGGTTACGTTCAGCATTGATCTTGAGGTACCATTCCTTTATGATGTTTGCGATCTGCCAAGTAACTATGAGCTACCTGAGAATGATACGATATTTATAAATCCAAGTCGAATGAGTAAGATAATAGATTTTATAGTAGGTAATGGTGAGCCTATGGAGCAAGACGATACTACGTTTCAAAATAATAGCTTAGTAGTGCCGCCTTTGGTATTTATAGATGGGTTAATTTTGACATATCATGTAAGGAGCGACAGGCGTTACATTTCATTTAATTCAGGAACTAAAACAATAACAATAAACGGAGGGGTAAACAATGGCGAAAATATACAGATTTATATTTAGTGCTTTACTGATTTGCGCATCATTTGCGGGCAAAGGGCAAACGGTTGATGGGAAACTTTACACGATATTCAACAACTGGTATCAGTGGAGCGGGGGTAAGTTTAATACTAATTTGAACATCCCGAAGGTTACTGCAACAACCGGGCGCGATACTGGCGGTATCCGGTATGCCCTTGCAGATAGTTCCGTTTATGTTTGGACGGGAAGTCAGTGGCGTGCGGTAGGCGGTGGCTCAACCCCAACCTTGCAGCAGGTTACAACGGCGGGGAATACAACTACGGATACTGTTACCTTAGCAGGTCTTAGATTACCGTCTCAAATAAGTACATTAACTTTTAGAAATGCTGGTATAAATGCTTTGGGGTTATATAGTTCACTTGGCGGATTCGCACAATTATATGTTAGTGATTTATGGAGCACAAATACTTATTCTAATAATTTCCATGTAAGAAATAATACAAATAATTTTACTGGGGTATTTTCTGGAACTGTAACGGCAAATAGAGCTTATACTATTCCGGATACCACAGGAAATTTATCCGTAGGTGTCGCGGTTAATGGAACGACTTACATGGCTGGCACGAACGGAATAACAAACATCGGCAACACCGACACAGCAACCGTAGTAAAAGCCTACGTGACTAATGCCGAAGCGGTTACAATTACAAAAGGTCAGGTGGTGTATATTTTTGGGGCAAGCGGTGATAGGGCAAGTGTTAAGCTGGCAAAGAATACAAGCGACACATTCAGCTCAAAGACTTTGGGTATTGTTAGGGCGGATATTGCAGCAGGTGCGGCTGGATGGATTACAACACAGGGGCAGGTAAGCGGCATCAATTTAGGTGCATATAGTCCGGGAGATATATTATGGTTAGATAGTGTTGCCGGTGGGTTTACAAAGACAAAGCCAGTTGCACCTTATCATAGCGTTTTTGTTGGCGTTGTAGAGCGTGCAAATGCAGGGAACGGCTTAATTTATGTTAAGCCACAAAACGGTCAGGAATTAGGGGAGCTACATGACACAAAAATAACTTCACCAACAAATAATCAAGTTTTGGCTTATACGGCTGCAACTGATATTTGGGAGAATAAAAACGTAACGACTGCGCTGGGTTACACTCCTTTAAATGTTACCGATACAACGGCAATGCTTTCGCCTTATTTACGCAAAGTAGACACTTTGAGTTTAAGCAATCGTATAAATGCAATATCAGGAGCTTCAGCCATTGCATGGGATGCCGCTGATAGTTTATATTCATCTGCGCAATTAAAAAAGGGAACTTTTAGAACTTACGATTTTGATGGAACGAGTGCAGCGTCGGGTATTCCTCAAGGTAGCGGTGATGTTATATATATGACTCAAATATCAGCATCAGGAACATTTTTAAATTTAAAAGATAATAATATTAACGGCATACAATTATCAACGGGTGGTAGTGCAGCAAGCTCGCCTTATTTATCTAATGGGTACGCAAATAACGTAAACGTCACATACGATCTTACAGGATCAAATATAAAATCTACTTGGATGCATTTTAGAGTTAGAATTCCAACACTAAATGATGGCACTCAGAGATTTTATACATTTATTGGCTGGAAAAGTGTTGCAACAGCTAATCCAACAGAAAGCGCATATTTTACTTATGATTTAGACGGAACACAAACGGGAAGCA